CTTTTGATTGACACCAGTGGTGGATACTTTACTGCGAGGTACGACCCAGTGTACGCAAAAACTTTAACTGTTAACAAAGGTGTAGACAACGTGCTGTTGTTTGAATTCATCAATCAAGATCAAAAGCCTGTGAACATTACAGGCAGCACATTTCGCTTTAGATTGCTGAACCAGACTGGTGATGAATTGCTGATCGAAAAAGACATGACTGTACTTAGTGCCAGTTTGGGCCGGGTCAAAGTTGTGCTGGACACAGCAGATACCATCAATATCTTGGCACAACCCGGCAGCTACAGTATTGAACGCACACAAGGAAACTATGTACAGGCTGCATTCACAGACGACAATGCTGGCGCACGAGCCGACTGCGATATTGTAGATAGTGTTTTGCCACAGTTCATGGCCAGTCAACCTGTGACAATACCCACAATAAACGGCAAAAATTCTTGGCCACAGCCCGGACCACAAAGCTGGCCAGACTGGGCATTGAACCCACAGCCACTGTCACGCAATTATCTAACAGAATACTACTCAAGCCATATCGACACCACAGGCGCTAGTTTGACCACCATCAAGTATGATTTAGATCATTATACTGGTACCCTCAAAGTGCAGGCAGCCCAAGACTACGAATCTGTTTGGGTAGATGTCACAGAAAGCCGTGAGTATTTTGACGAGTCTGGAACTTTTTACATCAATATACCAGGTTTCCATCCACTGTTGCGCCTGGCCATTAACAACAGTCAGGGTTATGGTGCAAGTGCAACTGCCACAGTGGTAGACGGTGTTGTTACGGGTATTGCTGTGAACAATGCTGGCTCAGGATACATGGCTGCACCTTATGTGCAGATTCTGGGCAACGGTGCTGGTGCCACAGCCATTGCTGCACCATTCGTCGGTCCCAGCGGCATTGGACAAATCACTGTCACAAATGGCGGTTCTGGTTACTTGCCGTTAAATTACGGTGGCACCGAAGCACAGGCCGTGACTGTGCTGATCACAACTGGCTACGTTACCAATATCTTTTATCGTTAAACATTGCATTTGTATGACAAATCTGTTATACTCAACAGATGCTTGATATCCTCGCTTACTTGCCTGCAAAAAAGAAAACAACACCTAGTGGTTGGTTGAGTTTCAATGCGGTATGCTGTCAGCACAATGGATCCACACACGACAAGCGTGGACGTGGTGGTCTCAAAGCCTCTGAACAGGGTTGGAGTTATCACTGCTTCAATTGCTCATACACAGCCAGTTTTATACTGGGACGCAGTGTAAGTTATAGGGCTCGAAAACTGTTGGGTTGGATGGGGGTTCCAGAAGTAGAAATAGAAATGCTGGGATTGGAAAGTCTGCGGCACAAAAATATACATGGCATACTGAGTGAACGACAGCAAGTTTGGAATGCCATCAGCGACATTCAATTTGGTGAGTTTGATGAGTTGCCACCATTTAGCGAATTGGTCACACCTGAGCAAACAATTCAGTGGAACTACCTGCGTACAAGAAAGGTGCCTGAGGACTTTCCTGTACTCACAGCCGAAAAGAATGATGGCGTTCACTGGACTCGTCCACAGGTGATCATACCGTTTACCTACAACAATGTCATGGTGGGGTGGACTGCCAGGATGTTGGATGGCAAGGCGCCCAAGTTTATCAGTCACAGTCAGCCCGGATATGTTTTTGGCACAGACTTACAGCACGAAGACTGGCAACATGTGATTGTAACAGAAGGCATATTTGATGCACTCAGTATAGGTGGCTTGGCGGTGATGCACAATACCATAAGTGATCTACAGGCAAGACTGATACGCAGTCTTGGGAGAGAAATAACAGTGGTACCAGACCAAGACACCGCAGGCGTTGAATTAATTGACCGTGCTGTGGAACTGGGTTGGGCAGTGAGCGTACCTGATTGGCCTGCGGGCTGTAAAGATGTCAACGATGCTGTGGTAAAATTGGGTCGACTGGGTGCCTTGCTAACTATAATGCAATCAAGAGAAACCAGCAAGATCAAAATAGAACTAAGGAAAAAAGCACTTGTTAAAAGAATACGGACTTGACGTTCAACGTTTATTTTTAGAAATGATGTTGGAAGATGCACAGAGTTATGTGCGTGTGCAGAACATCTACAACCCGCAGAACTTTGACAAAAGTCTGAGAGCCGCGGCCGAGTTCATAAAAGAACATTCAGACAAGCACAAGACACTGCCGGACCGTACACAGATTAGTGCAACCACAGGCATAAAATTACAAGCAGTACCTGACTTGAACGAGGGACACTTTGATTGGTTCATGATCGAGTTTGAGCAGTTTACCAAGCGCCAAGAACTAGAACGTGCAATTCTCAAGGCTGCAGACATGCTGGAAAAAGGTGACTTTGAGCCTGTGGAAAAACTGATCAAGGACGCTGTGCAAATATCATTGACCCGGGACATGGGCACAGACTATTTTGCAGACCCAGCGGCTCGTATCAACAAGTATTTCAACTCAGGTGGACAAGTTTCAACAGGTTGGCCGCAGATGGATCGACTGCTGTATGGCGGATTCAGTAGAGGCGAACTCAACATCTTTGCTGGTGGATCAGGCTCGGGCAAGAGTCTTGTGATGATGAACATTGCACTAAACTGGTTGCAACAGGGCTTGAGCGGTGTGTACATCACACTGGAACTGAGTGAAGAACTTACAAGTTTGCGAACAGATGCCATGTTGACCAACATGAGCACCAAGGACATTCGCAAGGACATTGACACAACAGAACTCAAAGTTAAACTGGTGGCCAAGAAGTCAGGCAACTATCAAGTCAAAGGATTGCCAGCACAAAGCAACATCAACGACATACGTGCGTATTTGAAAGAGTATCAAATACAAACAGGTAAACGTGTGGACTTTGTGATGATTGATTACCTGGACTTGTTGATGCCTGTGAGTGCAAAAGTTTCACCCAATGACTTGTTTGTGAAAGACAAGTACGTGAGTGAAGAACTGCGTAACTTGGCCAAGGAACTGGGCATACTAATGGTAACTGCAAGTCAGTTAAATCGATCAGCAGTGGAAGAACAAGAATTTGACCACAGTCACATTAGTGGTGGTATTTCAAAGATCAACACAGCAGACAATGTGTTTGGTATTTTTACAAGCCGTTCAATGAAAGAGCGTGGCAAGTATCAAATACAATGTATGAAGTCTCGAAGCTCGACCGGCGTTGGTCAAAAAATTGATTTGGAGTACAACATTGAAACAATGCGCATTACTGATGAAGGCGGAGAAGATGGAGACACTTATTCAAAGAAACCATCTGCATCCATCATGGACTCGATCAAAGCCCGTAGCCAAGTTAGCCCGGCTAGTAGTGAGTCAGACCCTGCTCCATGGGAAAGTGCGGAACCAGGCAAAGTCACAGCAGATGTTCAAAGTGCAAAACTAAAACAACTGCTGGGCAAGATCAAAACTGGTTAAGCTACGGTAATTACAGCAGTCCAAGTGGTCGAACCATCAGTGTTGACATACATGCGATCGTTTGTGGTTGTTCCATCACTGCGCAAGTACAAACTTCCTTTGGCAGCAGCCAAATTGGGCGCACCAGAACCAAAGAATATACCAAAGTTAGTTGTATATGTACTTCCGAACAAGAATCCCTTGCCTGCTAATCCGCCTGCTGGAATCGAAGTCTCAGTAACAGCAAATACTGCACCATCAGTAAGTAAATTTCCACCCTTAACATTACCCACAGCAACCATGGCTCCAGTAGATGTAGTTAAATTACCTGCAATAACATTACCGGTTAGACTGATATTACCAGTAGCGTTAATAAATCCACCAGTAATGTTGCCGGCTGCACTAACTATACCACCAGTTAAAATATTGCCACCGGTGATGTTACCTGGGGCACTAATTAAACCAACAGATGTAGTGATATTGCCATTTGCTGTAACAAATCCACCTATAGTAGCATTACCACCTATAGTAGCATTACCACCAATGGCAATATCACTAGTGATGTTTGCATATCCTTTGATATTTGCACCATTCGGACTAAACACTATTACGTTTGCAGTTCCGCCAATACTGGCCTGCATATTTCCACTTGGCGTTTCAATTGCCATTTCTGTAGTGCCTGAAACAATTCTTGTGCCACCTGCAATTCCAGTCATCAATGCACCATTGCCAATGATGTAACTGCCAGAAATATTAGCACTTGTAATAATATTAGAACCGTTAGTACCACTTGCTAGGTAAGTGGCTACATTTGAGTTTCCATATGCCACTGGCAAACCTGTTAGTTGACTACCATTACCTAGAATGTAACTGCCAGTTATGTTACCAGTTGCACTGATCAATCCACCAGTTAACACATTACTGCCAGTTATGTTACCAGTTGCACTGATCAATCCACCAGTTAACACATTACTGCCAGTTATGTTACCAGTTGCACTGATCAATCCACCTACTCCAATCGATGCCGCACCAAGCGCACCATTGGTTGAAATGTTGCCGCCAATTATGTTACCAGTTGCACTGATCAATCCAGTAACGTATTCGCCCGATGTTGCCCATTGCACAACATTTGCACTACCGGTTATGCTGACAGTAACATTGCTGTTGGCACTTACTCTTACGTTACTGGTTCCGTTGGTAATAGCAGCACCTGCGGCAGCAACAATGTTGGTCAACTGACTGCCATCACCAATGATATAAGCACCAGTTACGTTGCCACCAGCACTTACCTGACCAGCAGTGCGAACATTACCTCCAACTATGTTGGCGGCGGCACTTACAACACCGCCAGTATTTAAATTTCCACCGGTTAGATTGCCAGTAAATGTTTGACTTACAACTACAACATTGCCAACAATATTGCCACCAACATATAGATTGCCGTTGATACCAACTCCACCAGCAACTGTTAATGCACCTGTGGTACTGCTAGTACTGTTTAATGTATTAGTAATAGTTACTGGATTGGTATAATAACTCAAGGGACGATTCAAATCAAACAAAGTAATAGTAGCACCAGCACTAGTGGTAACAAATCCAAATTCAAATGTGCCAGCGGCTGCAAATGTAATCACATTGGCTGAATATCCTTGCACCCCTGTGGTGCCTACGCTGACTGCTGAAGGCAGGGTCATTGTGCGTCCAACGGTGTCAACAACAATTTGCATTCGCAACATACCTGCGGAACCTGCTGCTGGAAAATTAGTAAAACTCAAACTTATATTTCCAGCCATGTAAATGGTTTGATAATGCCCGGCACTGTAGTCGATAGCAATAGAACCCGATGTGGCTGTCAGCAGCACTTGTGTGGCACTGAAATCTTGTATCTTGGCAGCATACAACAAGTTGTCATTCATGTTGTTGTCTAGTGTGGTGCCGTCCAGTGCGGCTTTGAGCAGCACTTTTGACTGCAGATCATTTAGTTCATCCTCTGCGTATTGAAAATTCTGTTTGATATTGGTAAAATTGTCACGCATGCCCTGCGTGTTGTTGCTGACACCTGCTGTGGGGTACAGCCCGTCTATGTTGTTGGGATTGATCTGACTAGTCATACTGGTTCCTTGTATTAGATATTTATTGCAACGGCGATTCCACTAAATAATCCAAAGGCCCTTGAGCAAATGCAAAAGAAAACTAGAAGCATATTAGAAGAACTGGACAGTTTGTACATCGAACGTGATCGCAGAGCCATCATTGAAACTCGCGCCAGCAATCTAATAGAAACAGCCATTCGTTTGCTGGAACAAATTGACGCTGAATTCTCGCCCGATCAAGCAGAGAATCTTCAGCGCAAACTGCTGAATGCAATACGTCAACGAGACACCAGCAAGTTCTCACGGTCCGTAAGGAGAACCAATGCAGATCTTTGAAATCACTGCCAAAAAATCCATACAAGAAGCTGTAAACCCTGGTGCTGTGATTGGTGCACTAGGATCTAAATTGGCTGCTTACAATGCACAACAAGCCGGATTAAGCATGCCAAATGATTCAGCCGGTGGCAGTGCTTACGGAGATATGCGAGCCAAGGCGGCGGCCGCCGCAGATCCCTTGATCAATCAAATGGCCGCAGACGAATTGACCAACTGGAATCGAACCCTGAACAATGCCATGCAATCTGCTGGTGTGAACACCCCCAGTGCATTGCCTCCAGCCACTAGACGAGCAATATCAAACAGTTTTATGGCTAGAGTTTTCCAATATTTTCTTGAAGGCAAGTTAGGCGACAATCTAAATGATTTTCCCGAAATGGTAGATAAAAAATCTAGATCTGAAGCCAATACTTTGTTGACCAAATTAAATGCTGCTGTTAGAGGCATACTCAATTACTACAGTCCCGCAACCACACCAGAGGGCCAATTTCAGCAATGGAAAGATCTTTCTAAAGCAACATACGATATGAGATCCCTGATGCAATTCAATCCTGCATCTGGTTCACAAACACGTCGAATGCAAGTGATGCCACCTATTGTGATAGGGCCGGGCACCACAGGCAGTGTAAAGATTGGCAGAACCACGTTGAATACTTCACCACAACAAACAATTATAGCTCAGTTGATTAGGAAAATACAAGGTTCGCCTACTGCTGCCGCTCCGGTAGTCAGTATAGATCGCAGAGGGGATGTTGCGTTGGACAACATGTTATTGTCACCTGCAGATGCTGTGCAAGCCGAATTGATAAAGATTATCAAATCTGAAATACAAAAGGCCAATCCATGAAAACCCTACGCACACTATTAGAAGGCGGCAATGTATTCAAGGATGCAGAAGGCAATCCACTCACAGGTCGTATCAATCAAAGCGACGTGCCTGCCACTGTGGCCTGGCTTGAACAACTTACCGGTATTGAATTTCCACGAGAACGCTGGCTGGGTTCAACAGGCAAAGCACCCACGTCGGGCGACATGGATCTTGCTGTGGATGCCAATCAAGTGTCAAAAGAGCAATTGGCCGCAAAACTAACACAGTGGATTGTGGGACATAAATTGCCGCCTGCTGAATGGATCAAAAAGGGCGGCGAAGTACACCTGCGCACACCCATACAAGGACGTCCTGACCTGGGCTATGTGCAAACAGACTTCATGTTCTTTCCCAACTTGGACTGGGGCACATTCTACTACAACCAAGGCGCAGGATCAGCCTACAAAGGTATGAATCGTGCTGTGTTGATGAGCAGTCTAGCCAAGCACTACGGACTCAAACTGGGCGCCAATGGTGTGTTCAGTCGTGCTAACAATCAGTTGTTGACCATGGATCCTGATGAAGCAGCACGGATGATTCTTGGACCCGGTGCCACAAAAGACAATCTCAGCACTGTGGAAACCATTTTTGCCGCATTGGCCAAAGACAAGGACCGAGAAGCCAAGATCAAAGACTTCCGTGACTACTTGACCAAAGAAGGTTTAGCGCAGCCTGATGCTGTGACAGAAGATGCAGATACTTACTTCTTGGCCCGCCTGCGTGATAGAATTGTCAACCAAGGCATGCAACCCTTAGTAGAACGTGAAGCGGCCAATCCCTATCAAATTTACGAAGCCGACGAAGGCAATGTGGGTGGTAGAGCCAAGGGCATTGAACACCTGGAAGATCTGGTGTTTCGCAAAGGATCACGTGGTGCTACTGAAGCATTGAGCATACTTGATCAGGCTGCTGCTAGCCCGGGCTCAACAACCAGTGTAAAGTGGGATGGCATGCCTGCTGTGTACTTTGGTCGCAAACCTGACACAGGGGAGTTTGTGCTCACAGACGGCTCAGGTTTTGAAGCCAAGGGCTACGATGGTTTAGCCACAAGTCCCCGAATGATGGCCGACATACAAAACACACGTTCAGGAGATAGATCTGCGCTGATACAAACTTACGCTAGATTGTTTCCTGTACTAGAAGCCTCATTACCTGCCAACTTCCGTGGTTATGTACAAGGTGATTTGTTGTATCAGACCACACCTCCACTAGAAGCCGGCAACTATGTGTTCAAGCCCAACACTGTGCAGTATCGTATTCCTGCAAAAAGTGCCCTGGGACAGCGCATAGGCAACAGCGAAATTGGCATTGCCATGCACACCATGTACTCGGATGCAGGTGATCCCAAGCAGCCCTTGCGGCGTGTGAAGTTCAACGATGTTCCGGGCCTGTTGTTGATTGAGCCTATCTTTGCCAAAGAGATGGTGCCAAACACAGATCTTGCAAAACAAATCAAAGCACTGGTGCGAGACAAAGGTGCTGCAATTGACATCTTGTTTAACCCTGCTGAACTAAAAAGACAACAACTCACAGATCTAGCAAAACTGTGTGTAGACTACATCAACTTCAGAATCAAACAACCCGGGGGCAACTTTGACAACTTGTTGTCAGGATTTGGCGACTGGCTGCAGACCAAAGTAACACCACGTAAATTTGCCAACATTGTGGAATACCTACAGAGCCCTACTTCAAACACAGAAGGCTTGGCCGCAGCATTCACCTTGTTCTTGTTGTTGCACGATTTAAAATTAGACGTATTGCGTCAACTGGATTTGAAAGATCCCGGACACGAAGGTTGGGTCATGGCCACCCCTGCAGGTTATGGAAAAGCGGTAAATAGATTTGACTTTACAGCAAGAAATGCGGCTAGAAATAATCCGCAACAGGCATGATTTTTACCGATTGTATAAATAAAAGCAGGTCCACCGAGACCACTTAACCTTAAAGGAAATTTATCATGGCACAATTTACAAAAGTAAATGGAACTACACAACCAGTATTTGCACTGGACGTTGCTAACGGCAGTATCTCTGGCACAGCCAACGTTGCGGCCCAAGGCCCAGTTCAAATTCAAGGTCCAAAACTGGACTTCTTCACACTCACAGCCAACGCTGCCCTTACCAATGCTGGTAACGTCAATGGTTACTTGAACAACGTGTTGACAGCAATCCAACAAACTGGTACTATTGCAATCTATCAAGCCGGCGCAACTGCTGGTACAATTAGTTTGGCTATCTACCCAACTGGTGCTTATACCACAACTACCCTGGTTACCGCTGCTCAAACAGCCAACGCCACAGGTGGTTTGAACATTGGTATTCCAACTGCCAACGTCAGCGCAACAGCAAGTTTCACTAACCTGTAATCAGTTTAGTTCTAACTCAACCCTGGCCGTAAAAAATCCAGGGTTTCTTTTTGGCGTTAAATATGCACATAATGAAAGTCTTGTGCCGCACCCTTTTTGACTGTACCTTCACTGGTGTCACTGGACATCTCCGACCACAGCAGTTGCCTTTTACCACAAAAACAGGCCTGGTGATTGACACACCTGACCAATGGAATCGCAGTCGCAATCAACAACGCAACTGGGAAAGCCTATTGCAAATTGTCAGTCTAAGAACACAGCCCATGAATGTTGTATATCCAGTGAAACAAAAAGACGGCTGGCACTTTGCGTTTGAAGTAGAAGCAGAGGGTGTTCTCAGCAGTGAGTTTGGCAGCAGTGATTTAGCAGGACTTGTGGCAGACTGTGAAGCTGTGCCCATGGTCACAGGACTGGACGAAGCAGAAGTGATCACTGCCACACTGCATGCTCAAGGCACCAATCAAAACATTTGGTTCAGCGCCATAAATACGCCATTGGAGCCTGAACATGGTTGATACTACAGATATTGAAAAGAAAAGTCTTGAAGCCCACGTTGAGTTATGTGCCGAACGTTACCGCATGCTGGAACTCAAGATAGAAACAGTGGAACAAGAAGTTGGCCACGTCAAACACATGGTCACTGAAGTGCATGGCATTGTGCGTAAAATGGGCGAAAAACGCAACGACCAATTGATTGCCTGGGGTATCGGCATCATCGGTGCGCTGTTGGGTGTTGTGGGATGGTTGGCCACTCACTATGTAAAAACACTATGACCCGTGATCAAAAATTAGAACGCTTTGCCGAGCGCGAACTCAAACGTGTGTACACGGAACTCATAATTGACGATGAACACGGTGGATACGTGGCGTTTGGACGTTATCACTTGCGACCCGAGTCTGCAGGTTTTGCAGTGTATCACAGTGATGATCTTGTGAGCGCATTCAGCAGTAAACGAACAGCCATGTCATGGTGTGTGGCAGATCACTTGCAACAATATAAATTAGCACAAAACATCCGCATACTAGACAACAAAAAACAAACACTTACTTCTGACATACATTGCCGTCGTGGGCAAGCAGAACACAGTACACGTCCTGAATTCCGTGAAATGGTGCGCACCAAACTTGCACCTAAAATTGAGAATCTAACCCTGCTGAATCAAGAACTTGAAAAATGTTTAAATTCGGCTAAATATCTACAACTAAGAGGATTTGCCAAATGAAATTAACCGAACTGGCCACACCAAAAAAGAGCCGCCAAGTAGCTAAAGTATTTGAAAGTTACTTTGGTACCAAGATGCCTGTAAACAAACTCACAGTGCGTGAAGCACAGGTCATGCTGAAACGTGTGCGTGGTGTGATTGCTGAACATCAGCGTACCCCCAGTCGTCACACTAGCGAGCGCAATCCTGCGTATTTGAAACTTGTGATGATGGAACAAGCATTGGCAAGTCGCATCCGAGAAGAACAGGTTCCAATTCCACCTACTTCATCTAGTACTAACCCCAGCACCAGTACTGCTACCACACCTCCACCGTCAGGAAGTCAAAATACTGTGGATATCAAAGATCCCAAGATGGCGCAGGCATTGAAGAAAAGTGCAGCAGGACAAAGTCTCACTCCAGACGAACAAAAAATGGTAGCCGGTCAGGCAATGATGGCTGCTGAAAGTCGTTTGCGTAGAGCATACCGTTACTTGAAAGAATCAGAAGTTCAGCAAGCACAAGTTGTGTTGGCCGCACAAGACATGGTAGACAAAATGCAATCAATGTTGGAAGACACCACAGAGATGCAATTCAAAGAACTGCCTGCTCTAGTAGATTCAATCCGCAATCAAATTGGCATGGAACAAGCCACCCAGTTCAACACTGATGTCACTGGTGCATTGCAAGGACTTGTGCAAAACTTGCAAGGTGCTAAAGTACAACTGGAAACAGCATTGGGAGTGGTCACTGGCCAACCTGCTGCATTAGACACCAGCATGGCTGCCAGTGGAGTTCCTGGTGCAGTTCCACCTCCGGGTGCCGAAATGGGTGCCGAAATGGGTGCCGAAATGGGTGCCGAAATGGGTGCCGATGTAGGTGCCAATTTTGACGCAGGTGCACCTGCCCCCAAAGCAGCATTGGGACGAGCACGTAGATAATGAGAATTGACGAAGTTGAGTCTGCAAGTTCACTAGATCCAAACAAGTTAATGGGTCTAGTGAATTTTCTTTCTGGTCGCGCAGATGATGAAAATGCACAAAAACAGATCAGTACTGATGCATTTATAAGTGCTGCACAAAGTTTGGGCTTTCCAGTTAATCAAAGAAATATTGTGAGCATTGTAAGTCAACCACCACTGGATTCAGTACTGGAACCAATTGATCCTAAAAATCCTGGTATAATCATGTACAAAGGTGCCGAAACTGGTCCAACTAAAATGCCTGTAAACAAAGCGCAAGACATTGTGGCTGCCTCGGCCAAATCCGCCATGCAACGCGGAATGAACAAGTAACCATTTCGGTTGACACTCACTAGTAAATACGCTATAATCAGCGAAGGAATATCACATGGCTTATTCAGAAAAAGTAATTGATCACTATGAAAATCCACGTAATGTGGGCAAGTTTGAAATCGACGACACTGTTGGCACCGGCATGGTGGGAGCACCTGCCTGTGGCGATGTGATGAAATTGCAAATCAAAGTTCAAGATGGAATTATAACAGATGCCAGGTTCAAAACATACGGATGCGGAAGTGCGATTGCCTCATCCTCTCTTGTTACCGAGTGGGTTAAAGGACGAACGCTTGACCAGGCAGCAGCTCTTAAAAATTCAGAGATTGCTCAAGAACTCGCACTGCCACCAGTCAAGATTCATTGTAGCATTCTTGCTGAAGATGCTATACGAGCAGCCGTAGAAGACTACAAAAAGAAACACAGTGAATATGCTGACACACTTTCAGCAACATGATGTTGTTGAACAAGACATCGTTGTTGCACCAAAAAACAAATTAAAAATATTATTCTATCATGCTGGTGGGCATGCAGGTTGGCTATACCCAGCGGCGTTGCAATTAAAAACCTATATTGATTTATTCTATCCCAATGTTGCTGAACATTTAGAATGGCTGATTCCTATACAACACAAAATCAGTAATGAAGAATTAATTAAACACATTGTCAAAACCAATGCTGACGTATTATGCACCAGTCATTATCTCTGGAATCACGTATTTTTGACCAGTCAAATTAAAGAGATTAAATCCCAATTAAAATCTACATTTAAAATAATTGCCGGTGGTCCCAGTATTGACGTCAACAACAACAAAGATTTTTTTGAACAATACCCTAATATTGATTATGCAGTTTATGGTGCTGGAGAGCAGGCATTTGCTGATATAGTCGATCATTTGGTCACTGAAAACCCTTTAATTGCATTTAACACATCAAACTGTGCCTGGAAAAATACTAAAACTGGTAAATCAATAGTTGCTGATTATAAATTTGTAAAAATGATTGAGACCAGTCCTTTTACACACAATGTAGAACTATTTGAGCTCATGGTAGCTGATGCAAAGGAAAAAAATTGCTTGTTATGGTTACCATATACTCTTACTAGAGGTTGTCCATACTCATGCACATTTTGTGATTGGAACAGTGGATTTGGTAACAAGGTATCAAGAAGAAAAAATACATACCAACAAGAAATTGATCTGTTTCAACGGCTAGGAGTCACAAACATTTATCTGTCAGATGCCAACGTGGGGCAGTATGATGAAGATGTTGAAATGGTTGAATATTTTGCACAAAAAAATCTTCAAGAAAATGCCGGATTTCATATAGGCGGTAATTTTAGCAAACTCAAAAAAGATAATAATTTAAAAATTTTCCATACCATGGCCAATGGTAAGTTGATCAATAAAACGTTTAATTTTTCAATCCAGGACACCAATGCACAAGTGTTAAGCAATATAGATCGTCCAGATGTGGGATGGGATGTGCATGTGTCCATGGCCAATGAGTTAAGAGAACACCACAAAGAGCTTGTGGTCAAGGCACAATTAATTTATGGGCTACCGGGACAAACAGTAGCATCCTGGCAACAGACATTGCAACAGGTTGCTCAAGAAAACATACTGCCCATTGTGTTTGTCAATGAACCGTTGCCTGCAAGCCCGGCTATGTTAGACCCGGAATATCAACGAAAATTTCAATTTGAATATGTACTAAGCCAAAGAATTATACATAATGACGGTACTTGCAGCTGGTATCACAGTCGAGTTCCAAAAAAAAGCAGCAGTTTTAATCAGTCAGACCTTGTGCATATGAATTTGTACAGTGCATTTTTTACCTCATTGACAGCAATAAATCTTGTGTGCATTGAAAATGATGTGGATCCAATACCAATATCTTTGTCTGTGGTAGAAAATTTTCTGCAATGCAGAAATTATCAAAATCTTTATCAAAATCTATTAGATAACTGGACCAAGCACAATAATTTTTTTTATACAATAACTTTTAATGGAGAATTCCAAGAAATAGCAGACAACGGTTTGGTTAATAATTTTGTAGAATCAACCGCATTTATCAATCACATTGTGGAATTATTGCCTGTACAACAAAAAAAACAAATTGCAAAACTTGCAATCAACTCAAAATTTTATAATTTTTTACGTCAATGGGGTAAAGACAGTGATTAAATATTAGCATGATAACCATAACTGATCAGGCTCAAAACAAAATCCAAAAATTGGTGCAAACCAAAGGCTATGCTGGCATACGGCTGGGCGTAAAAACCACAGGTTGCTCAGGGCTTGCTTATGTGTTAGAATACGTTAAACAATATGATCCCGATGCTGGTACCATAAATTATGCTCAGAACAATTTCTGTGTACTGGTTGACAAAAAACACGATGTGTACTTGCGTGGCACACAAGTAGATTATGTACGCCAAGGTCTCAATGAAGGCTTTGAATTCACCAACCCCAATGAACGTGACCGCTGCGGTTGCGGAGAAAGTTTTAGAGTTTAACATTGTACAATCCACGATTTAACTATCAACCCATTCCCCGGGAAAATGTCAACGGCCGTAGACTGTATGCCACACCGGATGGCAACCGACTACCGTCAGTGACCACAATACTGGATGCCACAAAAAGTGAGGAAAGTAAACGAGCCTTGCAGAACTGGCGAGCCAGGGTTGGCACGGAACAAGCACAAGCCATCACAACAGAAGCAGCCAATCGTGGCACAAGAATGCACACGTACCTTGAGCAGTATGTTCGAGATGGTGCAATTAAAGATCGCGGCACAAATCCATTCTCCTGGGCAAGTCATGCTATGGCGCATAAAGTTGTAGAACATGGACTAAAGAATGTTACAGAATTTTGGGGCATTGAAGTTCCGCTGTATTTTCCCAAGGTGTACGCGGGTACTACAGATGGTGCGGGCATACATTTAAATGAAGAAGCCATCCTGGACTACAAGCAGACCAACAAGCCCAAAAAGCGTGAGTGGATTGACGATTACTTTGTGCAGTTGTGTGCCTATGCAGAAGCACACAATGAATTGCACGGTACAAAAATCCGAAAAGGCGTGATCTTGATGTGTGTCAAGCCCCAGCTGGACGATCAAATGAACATGACCACCCAGCCCGAATATCAAGAATTTGTGTTGAAAGGGCAGGAGTTTGATCGGTATCGGGGCTTGTGGTGGAAAAAGGTTGAACAGTATTACTTGCTAAATATGTGATACCCGAAGGAATCACACTGTGGCAATTGTACAAATATCACGAATCACCGCCCGCAAGGGTTTACAAGTAGATTTACCCCAACCTCTAGCAGGTGCCGAACTGGGCTGGGCAGTGGATGACCGCAGATTGTTCATTGGCAATGGCGCATTAGAAGAAGGCGCACCTGTTGTTGGAAATACTGAAATCTTAACTGAATTCTCAGACATTTTAAGTTTTTCTGGTCAATACACTTTCAAAGGTGAAGCTGCAGGTTACACGGCACAAACTGGTGCCACACCTGGATCACCAATATCGCAGAGTATTCAGAGCAGACTAGACAGTTATGCAGTGGTCACAGACTTTGGTGCAGTGGGCGATGGAGTAACTGATGACACAGCGGCTATTAATCGTGCATTGTATCAGTTGTTCTGTGTGCAAAACAACACGGCCATTCGTCGCAGTTTATTTTTTCCTGCTGGCAACTACACAGTCACAGACACAATAAAAATTCCTCCTTACGCCAAACTCTATGGCGAAGGTGCCAACAGCAGTATTATCAATTTCTCGGTACAAAACTGGGCTGCCAGCACTGCCTATGTTGAAAGTACCCTGGTATACTATGTTCCCACTAGCACATACTATAGAAGTATTGCTCCTGTGCCTCCCACAGCCATTGCAATTACCAATGCTTTGTACTGGGCTGCTGAATCATTGCCCAGTTATGTGGTACAGACTGCTGACAGTTTGCAACAAACAGGTGTGAACATTGCTACCAACGGTGCTGCCCCTCCACAGAACATTGAAATGTCTAGCATGGGCATTGTGACAGATCAGATACACGACGGCTTGTTGATTGAAAATGCACAACAATGTTCTTTTAGTAATATGGATTTTACAGGACCTTTGATTGAGGTTAATCTGACTACGGCTGGGGATGATACCGTTGCAGTTGACTGGGCCAGCACCGCAAGTTTGCCATGCAAACAAGTAAATTTTAATAACTGTAAGTTTTCTGGATTTACCTACAGTATGAATACAGAACAACAAATCCAAGGATGTGTGTTCAGCAACAGTCAATTTGACACATTGTACCAAGGGGCTATATTAGGTGGTGCCACTCCCAGCAACGGCGGCCCCACTGGTGTAAAATTTATAGGCAATGTATTTGACAACATCTATGAAGAAGGTATTTTGATCAATGGCGTGAGTTTGAATGCCACAGGTTACAATGTTTTTTATGATGTAGGCAACCACTTCAATGGCACATCAAATCCTGAGTCGGCTGTGATTACGATTGATGCTATCAACAACATCAGTGTTGGCGATATGTTCCAGCGTACCACGGCCTTCAGTGGTACCTATCCTAGAATTAAAATCTTTAACTCTGCTACACAAACTGTGCCTGCCAGTATTGGGGTTGACAGTGCTGCCCAAATTCAAATGGGTAGTTTTGTTAGAGAAACTGGTATACAGGCCACATTGAGTGCAGGTGCTACTGCTACCACATTGTTTACAGTAAGTTCAGCACAGATCAAAGCATTCAAAATGGACTACACAATCACTGTAGAGACAAGTGTGCGAACAGGCACACTCACCGTGGTCAATGATGCTGACGATTCAGCAGGAGACGGACTGAGTTATACCGACGACTTTGTGCAAAACTCAGACACTGATGTAATATTAGAAGTTACTGATATAGGCAGCGTAATGAGTGTAAAATATACTTCCAGTGCTGGCAGGGCTGCTGGTAAAATTTACTATAGTTTGACACACCTGGGTCGTAGTTATTAAAAACAATGTGGCCTAGAAACTTCAGTGAGCGGCTGGAGAGTTGGGCACAGTTAAGACAACAATGTCGTCGACTGGACTCAGAGCCTGCTTTGATCAAAATCAATCAATGGTGGTTCCAAACTCCTTGGACTGCCTACCACTTGCACTGGGACGATCAAAAGGACTGGCCTGACCCCTGGCAGTTACTGAGCGACAACCAGTATTGCCCGGTTGCAAGAGGCCTGGGAATCATGTATACTATTGCTATGCTAGACCGTGAAGACCTGCAGGATGCCCAGATGATTGAGTATCAAAGCGACAATTTAGTCCTGGTCTCTCAAGAGAAATATATACTGAATTGGGATCCTGACCAAGTCGTAAATATCAGTCTGGGAAAGTCAAAACCCAAGCGGCAGGTCAGTCAAGAACAAATAAAACAAAAAATTCGTTAGGAAGAGATGAAAAGCATTACAGTTGTAAAGCGCAGTGGGCGTAGAGAACCACTTGCCTTGGAAAAATGGCAAACCCAAATTGCCAAAGTATGCGCAGGCATAGCAGATGTTAGCCAGAGCATGGTAGAGATCAAAGCACAATTGCACTTTTATGATGGTATTACCACCAAAGAAATTGACGGTATTACCTTACGTGCTATTGTTGACCTGATTGATGTGGAATCAAACCCAGATGTGGGGCACACTAACTATCAATACGTAGCGGGCAAACAGCGATTGAGCATGCTACGCAAAGATGTATACGGTAGTTACGATCCTCCCCACTTGTATGACATTGTGAAGACCAACGTGGCCACTGGCCTGTACACCCCTGAACTGTTGGAATGGTACTCAGAGGACGACTGGAACCGCATGCAAGACATGATTGATCACGACAAGGATGAATCATACAGTTATGCCGCAGTGGAACAACTGATTGAAAAATATCTAGTAAAAAATCGTAGCACAGGACAAACATATGAAACCCCTCAAGTTAGATACATGGTGGCCGCGGCTACAGTATTTCACAAAGAAGAGCCTAACACAGCTAGAATGCGTTATATCAAAGAATACTACACAGCGGCCAGCGACGGACTCTTCACTTTGGCCACACCTGTGTTGGCTGGCCTTGGTACTCCTACTAAGCAGTTTAGCAGTTGTGTTCTTATTAGATCAGACGATGACCTCGATAGCATATTTGCCAGCGGTGAGATGATGGCCAAGTATGCCAGCAAACGTGCTGGTATTGGCCTGGAGATTGGACGACTACGTCCGCTAGGTTCGCCCATACGTGGTGGAGAGATCATGCACACTGGTATGATTCCGTTCCTTAAGAAATGGTTTGGTGACCTGCGTAGTTGCAGCCAAGGCGGTATCCGCAATGCATCAGCCACTGTGTTTTATCCCATATGGCACTTGCAGTTTGATGATCTTATTGTGCTCAAGAACAATCAAGGCACGGAAGAAACCAGAGTCAGACACATGGACTATGGTGTTGTGCTGAGCGCATTCTTCTGGAGACGATTCAAGAACAAAGAGAACATAACATTTTTTGATCCCAACCAAGTGCCGGACCTGTATGAAGCCTTTTATAAAGATACAACACTATTTGAAGAACTGTATGTTAAATACGAAAATCAGGGTGGACTTCGAAAGAAGGTAATGGCTGCAGAAGAAGTGTTCAAGTCAGGCATTCTCAAAGAACGCACTGACACCGGCCGTATCTATCTAGTGTTTATTGATAATGTGCAGAACCAAGGACCATTCGATCCTGAATATCATACCATTTACCAGAGTAACCTTTGCTGTGAAATACTTCTTCCTACTAAACCCTTTAAACGTCTGGATGACCGTGATGGTCGTATCGCTCTTTGCACACTGGGCTCAATCAACTGGGGTGCGTTCCGTAATCCAGAAGACATGCGCCGTGCTTGCCGTATACTTCAGCGTAGCCTGTGTAACATTCTTGACTATCAAGACTTTCTCTCCATCCAGTCTCAACTCAGCAACGACGAGATCCAGCCCTTGGGCATTGGCATCACCAACCTCGCCTACTGGCACGCCAAACGCAGTCTCAAATACGGAGAACGAGACGCCTTGGCTGAAGTCAAGACGTGGATGGAACATCAAGCCTACTACCTAACAGAAGCCACAGTTGAACTGGCCAAAGAACGTGGTCGTTGCAAAGACAGCGATAAGACACGCTATGGACAAGGTGTGTTTCCTTGGGAACTACGTGCCAAGGGCGTGAACGAACTCACAGACTTCACACCTGATCCTGGATTGGATTGGAATACCCTGCGTGGCAACATGCGAGCATACGGAGTTCGAAACGCCACACTGATGGCTGTGGCACCTGTAGAGTCAAGCTCAGTTGTTATCAACT